ACCGGCCAGACCATTACGGTTACGGGTAATTATGGCATCAATGAGGTGGGATACAACCCAACCATTGCCACGGCCAAAGGATGGACGGTGACAGCATGACCATAAATCCTGGCTTTTATAAGTTCGACAACGAGCTGCTCAGCTACGCGGCGACCAGCGTGTATGCACCTAATTACACCCTGCTGGCCGAGAATCACGTAACAATTGCATTTCCTGTCAACGGCTGGTTCTGGTTCAACAGCCAATCAGAGGCCGAATCGTATTTCGGCATCAATGGCACCACGGCCGCCAGGTGGCTGGAGTTCGGCGCTGTGCTTGCTGCTGATCCAGCGATCAACCAGTTCGTCGCCGCCATCGCTCAGGCCGCCCCCGTGCTGCACCTGATGATCGGAGTGGGCCTCGGTCAAGCCGCACAAGGTGACGTGCGCACATTTCTAGAGGCGTGGGGGCTGGGCCTGGCCGCCGAGATGATTCCCGCCGACCTGCAGCAACACCTGATCAGCATGGCCAGCGGCTACGACCTGCCGCAGCGATTCATCGACGGACTGCAGCCGCAGAACCCCCAGCCTGAGCCATGACCACCACCAAACGCGAGCAAATCCTCGCCCAAGTCGCCACCACCCTGGCGGCCACCAGCGGCGTGAGCGGGCGGGTGTATCGGAGCCGGACTGACCCATGACCACCCCAGCCCCCAGCCTCCAAGAGCAGATCCTCGATCACATCCACACCGTAACGCTCGTTTTGTTTTAGTGCTTCAACCTGTTCCTGCGGTAGACTCTTGGTGAAGTTGTCTTGCTAATTCATGGCCGCCACTCCGACCAGTCCTTCCACCGGCTCCATGCGGGCTATCGATCGCCTGCGCAAGGCTGCAAACTTTGAACCCATCAAGCAGTCTGTACTACTTGCAAGCGGTGACGAGCTGGAGTTCTATGTTACACCTTTGACGACAGCCGAACGGGAGAAGGCTCAGAAAAATGCTAAATCTGATAGCACTAACGACTACGCCCTGCAGCTTCTGATTCTGAAAGCCAAGGATGAGAATGGGCAGCCTCTTTTCCGCCCAGGCGATGCTGCAATTCTCAAGCAGGAAGTTGAGGATGAAATTCTTCAGCAGATGATCTTGAAGGTTCTCCGCCCCGACGAAGAGGGCGAGGCTGAAACCGATCTGAAAAGCAGCTGAGGCTGAGCTAGAGAAAGATACAAGGCTCTTCTTTCAGCTGCAGCTGGCAGAAGAGCTTAAGATGACTCTTTCTCAGCTAAAAGATGCCGTAACAGAAGAAGAGCTAATTCTGTGGCAGTTGTATTATTCCATCAAAGGCAAAAGACAGAAAGCTGAGATGGAGAAGATCAAAAAACGCCGCTAGTCCGACCGGGCCAGCGGCTTTTTCATGCCTAGACTGTTAGCACGAGGAACTGTTGAGGCATGGCTAGCACTCAGGCGACTATTGATCTGATCGTCAGAGGTAGCGGTGCTGTCAATAGACTGATTGATGATATTTCGCAGCTCGATCGTGTAATTGACAGAATTAACGGAAGCCCGCTCAATGTGGTGTCCCAGGATGTTGACAGGCGTGTCACTCAGCTGTCGAATAGAATGCGGCAATTGGGAGATGCCGCTAGAGATTCTCAACAGCAAATACTTGCTAACGAAAGAGCGACTGTTGCAGCCCAGGACAGAATAGCAAGAGCAGAGAGAACAATTCAAAACAGAAGGCTCAGGGATGTAAATACCCCAACCTATCGGAGGCTTGCCGATCAAATCAGCGAAGCAAGAGCAGAGGTGGACAGGCTTAGCAGATCCTCAGGCTCCGCCGCGCAAACAATTCAAAACGCAGCGAGAGGAACCAGGATTGCGGCTGGGCAGTTAATCAACCTGCGTGAAACACAAAGAAGTAGCGCGACTATAAGGCAACTGGCTCAAGAGTTTAATGCGTTTGGCGACTCCATGCGCAGAACCTCGGCGGAAACCAATGGACTGAGAAGAATTCAGAACCAAATTACACAGCTTCGAGCGCAGACAGCAGGGGTTGATGCTCTTAGTGAAAGTATTCAGGAAACGCGAAATCAGATCGCGCAATTAAGTAGGGCGCGGGTTGCCCCGCAGGCGCCAGCCGCTGGCGCTCCCCAGCTTGACATGCTCAGATACGCTCATGAGTATCAGCAGTTTCAAGCTGCAGAAGAAGACAGGGCCAGGGACTTGGCTGCAGCCCAACGGCGTCTTCAACAGCAGAGTCAACAGCTTCAGACGGAAGAAAATCGAGTATCTGCGCTATCCGAAAGGATATTGGTCAACCAAGAGGCCGTTACGCGAGCAATGGCCTCAAGGACTATTCCGACCGGAACTCAGACCTCTCTTAACAGAATTGAGGCCCAGGCTCAGGCACTTGCTCTTGTGGCCAACAATTCGGAGATTGCAAGCTCTGAGTTCAACAGGTTTACCGTTGCTGCGGAAATGGCTTCAGCGAAGCTGGCCAGGTCTCAGCAGAGAACCTTTGAAGCCCTGGCTTACGGCCTTTCTGACGTTCAGGGCGAAAGACTTGGCATTCCGACACCAAGGGGGTTGGGTGAGTTTGGTGCCGGTGCTGGCGCTGGGCAGATCGCTGGCGCCCGTGGATTGGTGTCTCAGGCCATCTCTGAAATCCCCTCCCTTGTCAGGTCAGAGGCGGCTCTTGGTGCCCACATAAGATACCTTCAGCAACTCAAGTCACTTGTTCCGTTTACAAGCAGTTCTTACAGAGAGCTTGAAAACGCTATCGCCGGCATGAATCGAGAGCTGTCTGAAGCGCAGCTCAAGGGTCAGACATCAGCTATCAGGCCAACAGCTGGCCCCGCCTCACTTCTTCCTCAGTTCAGTGTTCAGAGTGCTGAAAAGCAGGCTCAATTCCGCGAAAGGCAAATTGCGGATATGTGGAAAATGCGAGGGGGGCCCGCTCTGCCGACGGGATTCACGGAGCGCGGTCGCGTCTCTAATGTTTTTGGCAGCCTTGGCACTGGTTTTTCGCCAATTACGGGAGAATTACCTTCTACTGTTACTGCTGAGGGACAGAAAGTCAGGAATCTGATTCCCGGCTCTCCATCAGCACGACTTGAGGAAGCGCAAGCAAATCGAAAATCCACGGAAGCCTCTGTCGCGCTTGCGATGCAGAAGCAGAAGGCTATCGAAGCCGAGGCGGAACAACTTCGTAGGGGCACTGCTGCCGCGACCGCTCTCGGAAAGCAGAAGCTAAAAGCACTTGAACAAGAGGCCGAGCGTCTTCGCTCTGAGACACGAGCGGCCGTTGCTCTTTCTCAGCAAAAAACAAAAGAAGAGCAAAAGATAATTGCGGACATGTGGAAGATGCGAGGAGGACCCGAGCTGCCAGCAGGCTTCACGGAGAGGGGGAGAATTTCAAGTGAATTTGGTGTTCTTGGCACTGCTTTTCTGCCTGTCAGCGGCAAAATGCCTGGTGGGCAGGAGGCTGTTCCTGGCTCGCCCCAGGCGAAAAAAGAAGAGGCCGACCTTCAAAAGAAAATCAACAGTGCTCTTATCCAGCAAGAGGAGCTTCAGGGGCGCATTGATAGAGCCAATCTGACCGACTTTCAGAGGCAAGAGCTAACAAATAGGCTTTTGTCTGCGAGAGACGCAATTCTGAAAGGTAATTTTGATACATCCAGAGCCATTTCTGGGCAGGTTGACCTAACCAGATACTCCTATGAGAGGTACAACAGGGATCTTGTAAAGTCGAGCAAGCTTGCATCAGATCTTGAGAAATACACGAAACAAGCTCTTGGCTTTGCAAGCAGGCTGGAAAATATTTCTCCGGCAATGTTTGATTCGTCTGACCTGGACGCTTTTGTTAATAGATTTGGCGAAATAGAAGGTATCTACAAAGACCTAAACAAAGAAAGCAAGGAGGCTGGCAGGGACTTTGATCAGCGACTTAAGGCTACTGGCCCCTTCAAGGATCGCCTCGTAGAGCTGCAAACGCTCAGCAACGATTTAGCGATCAACTCTAAGAGGGGGGTGCAGGTAGACCAAGAGCGGGCCAAGGTTGCAAGTCTTATACAGAAGCTTGAGTCTGGAACGGTCCAAGCAAATCAGCAAAACCTAAGGCTTGTCTCTGATATGACGGCAAGCCTTAAAAAGCGCTTGGCTCTCAGAATCAGTGAAGCCAAAGTTGCCGGAACCTATGAGACGGGGCGAGGGGCTGCGGGTGCAAAAACCATCGCGCCCGAGCGTGTTGAAGATGCAGTGCGAAGGCTTCGAGCTAGGGCCAATGCCGTCGAAAGCGCAGCTATCTCGCTACAGGGCAAGGGTGCTGCCAATGCGGATCAGCTGCGCCTGCAGGTTCAGGAAAAGATAAACGAGCTTAAAAAGCTCGAAGGAAATATCACACGAGACAATGCTGAGTCGGTCGCGAGAGATCTTGGTGTACTTCAGAGAGGCATTCTTGACATAAGCAATGCCCTTGGTGAAGCAAGGAACCAAGTTTCACAAGTTGCAGCTCTTACCGGCTTTGAGGGAAGCTTCCAGAAGCTTCAGACCTCATTTGCCGAAACCGGATCATTCTTCCAGAATGTCTCGCCAGAAGAAGCTATTGATAAAATTGTCAGGCAGTTCACCCCATCCCTTGCTGGCACTACCGGCCTTGCAGCTCTTGAGCAGCTCGAAAAACCTGCAAAGCTCTCCTCTCAAAAACTGACCCTTCTCGCCTCTGGCCTGCAAGAGCTTGCCGCTCAAATTGATCCACTTGTGCCTGGAGCGAAAAGACTTCTCAGGGAGATGAACGGGGTTTCTGCCTCGCTTCAGAACGAACAGGCTGGTCGCGCCCCCGACGCTGACTTCCTGGTCCGCCTCACCAAGAACCCGCGCCTAGCCGCCGGTATCAGCGAAGGTTTGATCGGTGGCGCCTTCCCGCTGCTGTTTGGGCAGGGGGTCGGCGCTGCAGCCGGTGGTGGCATTGGTGGCTTTGCCGGTGGCTATGCCGGTGGCGCACTGGGCTTTGGTCTGTCGCTGATTGGTACAGCTGTTGGTTCTGCTGTTGACACCACTGTGAATAACCTGAAAGAGCTTGCTTCAAGCCTGAAAGAGCCAACGGCAGCGCTTGAGGCGATGAAGACTGCTGGCCTCGGTGTTAGCTCGGAACTTGAAGACACCGTTGCAAGATTGGAGGGGGTCGGCAACGCTGCTGCGGCTCAGGCTCTTGTACTTGCCGAGCTTGAGAAGAAACTTGGTGTTAATGGTGTTCGAGGCATAAGAGCGCTTGAGGCTCAGCAAAAAGAACTTGAGTCTCAGTGGCAGGAAATGGCGGCAGCGCTGACCTCGTTTTTGATTCCTGCACTGGTTGGAGCAACTGCTTTTTTCTCTGATATAGCGCAGGGGATTACTGGCCTTTCCTCAATTCGGCTTCCTGGCTGGCTGCAAAAGGGCATCGGGGTTGCGGCAAACGCAGCTGTCCCCGCTGGCACTCTGACGACTCGACTTTTTGGGGCTGCTTCGGAAAGAGGGAGAAGCGAGATAGAGGCATCCACTGCAGCTAGCCCCAAGTTAAAAGCAGAGCTTCAAAGACAGCAGCAACTGCTTCCATTTCAGCAAACTACTGCTGCTCTCTCTGCCGGCCTTGAAGCATCAGACATTGCTAAAAAGTACACTGATGCAATCAAAACTGCAGCAGAGGAACAAGAAAGCTTAGACGAGCAAAGATTTGAGCTGATCGAATCTTACGAAAAATCAATTGCCGATATTAGAAGAGGGGTTGAGCAAAGAATCACTCAAGAGCGACTGTCTGTTATCGCCAAAGAGAACGAGCTGTTTGCGGCTCAGGGCGAGGTTCGCCTTCAGCAGCTGCGCAATGCAAATGCCGAACTGAGAGCCACTGTCTTCGGCAATGAGATTGGGCAACAGCTTATTGATGCTGTTTCTGAATTTACAGAAAAACAGCTTTCGACTGAGAACGAGGTTGCAAATCGTCGTCGCTCTCTTGAGCTAGAGCTTGAATCCAAGCGAATTGAGATCGAGCAATACAGGATTGATGTTGCGAAGCAAGTTAGCGATCTAAATCTCTCAACTCAAAAACAGGTTGAGAAAATTAACGACGGGATTCTGAAAAAGAATCAAGCCTATGACAGGAGTCGTTTCGAGATTGAAAAGCGCATCAATATCAATAATCTTGAGATCAAGAGACTAGAGGCGAAGCAGCAAGAGAATCTGTTTAGAGGGGCTGCCAACAATAGTAATCCAGCTATCGCCAAGCAAAATCGTGAACTAGCCGATCTTTATGCGAATCAGGCCACTTTCATCGAGGCTCAAAAGAATGCCGTGAAGAGCTTTGCTCCGCCCCCACAGCTTTCTTTCGGATCTGTAAGTGCCAATGCTTCAGTTTCCACCGCTGGTCTCGATGCTCTTTCTGCTCGTGCTAAGCAGCTTGCAACGGCTATTGCAAGTGTTCAGAACGAGCTGTCTTCACTTGTATCAAGTGGTGACTTCATCGGATTCAATGCTCGCCTCAAAGAGATTGCGGACCAAGGCGTCGCTGGACTTATCAATCAGTTCGAGCAGCTCAGGGGCGAGTTGAGCAATGATCCGCTGGGGGCTCAATTTGCAAAAATCGGAAAGGCGTTTGAGGCTGTTTCAGAGGCTCCCGAAATAGCTCCCTACAAAGAGCTTGTTCTTGAGTACCAAAGGCTCGCGGAGGCCAACGTAAAACTTGGTGCATCGCTTGAGTTCTTCCTTGAGAAAGGGGGTCAGCAGTCCTCTCAGCTTGATTCACTGCGAGTTGAAATCAACTCTGCCATCAGCGGCACCACGGAGCTTGAGAAAGCCATGATGGATCTTACTCAGAGAGGTATTAGTCCCGCCTCTGAAGAGTTTAAGATTCTCACAGAAAATGCAGCAAGAATTGATGCACTGCAGCAAAAGCTTCAGATCATCAATAACTTCAAAGCCGCTTCGTCTGAGCTAACTCTCTCACTGCGCGGACTGGTTGAAGGCTTCTATGAGCTTGGTAGCGCCTCTGGGGCCGTGAAGAGAGTGGGCGAAGAGCTGGGGCGCAAGAGCCTTGGCTTTGTGCTTGATATTGCTTTCAAGCCTGTTGAGCAGGCTATGCAAAAGACGATGTTCGACCTTGCCGAAAGACTCGGGTTTGACATCAAGCCTGAACAGCTGCAACAGCTTGAGGAAATCAAAGCAACAAGATTACTTGTGGCGGGGATTTTGGAAAAAGTCACCAGTCTCTCGGGCGCCCTTCCTGGTGTCATCGCCCCGGTGAACGCATCTGCTGCCGGAATGGTGGAAACTGGAAGAATCTCCATTGTTCCAGACGTAGCCGATGTGAGCAGGTTTTTGATCGGCATTGAGGGGGCTTCTCTTTCTGCGAGTCTGGCTGGGCGAAATCAGGATCTGTTTAAGAGCCAGGCTGAAACACTTGAGGAGTTTAACAAGCGTATCAATGATTGGGTTAATGGACTTGCGACTGGGGGTGTGATTCGGCCTGGTGAAGAAAAAGACCTAATTAACGCCATTGATCAATATAGAAAAGCGATTCAGGGCCTTTCGCCTCAGATGAATCTTCCGCTTGGTGCAAATCAAATTGTCCCCGGTCCCGCCTCTCTTGCTGTTCCCGGCTGGGCCGGTGGCGGCTCCAGGTATCAAGGGGGGCCAGCCTCTCAGCAGATTGATACAGTCGTCCCTCCTGAACGAAGGTACAGGGTCGGTGATCGAATTGGCCCTCAATCCTCCGTCCCCGGCACCCCCGCCGGGATTGGCGGGCCGGATCTCGTGTTTCCACTAGATAGCAATATACCTCGCCCTGTTCCCCCTGAGGTTCACTCGGAAGCGACTCAACAGATTGAACAAATAGACAATTCGCTTCAGAAGCTTGGGCAAACCGCTTTTGATGGATCGCAAAATATTGGACTTTCAGCAGAGTCGCTCAAACTTGTCAACGAATATTCCATGGATTCTTTTAACAGAGCAACGGAAAGTCTGCAGCAAAACACTCCTAAGCTCAATACCGCTACTGCCGCTTGGGGCAAGAGTCTTGGGCAGGTCGTAACAGGTCTAAGCCTCGCCTCCTCTGCTGTTATCGGCATTGTTGGCGGTGTTCAAAACATACAGAAGGGCGGGGCTGGAAATGTACTTAGCGGCATTGGTTCGATTCTGACAACTGTTGGCAGTATCGGCATGAGCGTTGCTGGGTTTATGAAGCCTGGTATTCCAGGTGGTGGTTTCGGCGCCCCGGCTGGAGTTGACTTCCTGGGCGGCGGCTCTGCTCTGCCCTCTTCCTTCAAGCTTGCAAATGGTGGGGTGCTTGATGAAAACAGCGAGTTGATGAAATTCGCCAATGGCGGAATCCTGCAGTCGCCCACACTCTTCAGCTTCGAGGACGCTGGTGTGACTCGCACCGGGCAGGCCGGTGAGGCGGGCGCAGAGGCGATCATGCCGCTCAAGCGCACCAAGGATGGGCGCCTGGGCGTGGAGGCAGACCTCTCTGTGCCCTTCGAGGCCTCTGACGCCTTGGAGATGGGCCTGAACGACGGTGACGACAACCCCAGGGCAGTCGATCTGTCGGGGCCGCTGCAGACCACTCAGGGGCGCACAGGCGGCTCTCTGTCCGTGCCCTTCCAGAGGGCTCAGGGCCGCATGAGTGCTGCTCAGATGATGCAGATCGCCGCTGAATCTGGCCTGGCCATTCCGTTTGCCAAGGACCAGGGCGCTGCTCTTGGGGGCGGTGGAGCCGATGGGGGCGATGACACTATCAAATTCGAGTCGGTTATCATTAACAATCAAGAGTTCGTCACCAAGAAGGAGGCAGAAGAGATTGGGCGCAAGGCAGAGGCTCGGGGCGCAAGCCGTGGGGCTCAGCTCGCTCAGAAGGGCATCAAAAACAATCCCCGTGTTCGAGCTTCTCTTGGTATCAAGTAAATGGAACTTTGCAACTTCATGAGGTTCAAGCGCAGGGACGGGAGCTACACGACCTGGGCTGCGCAAAACCTCTTCCCCGGCGAGTCCAAGACTTTTCAGTCTGTCAGCTATCCGTTCGTACCAATCGCAATCGCAACAAATGCCTCAACGCAAGGGGGCGACAGAAGTGAGGCGGCTGTCAGTACGGTTGCCGATGATTTGACTTTGAACGTTTTTCGTGAGGCGGCAAAAGAAGATTGGTTGCTTGAGGTGAAAACCGTAAAAGTTAATCGTTCAGATTTTTCTCTCGACGCCCTTCTCTGCTCTGAAATTTGGAGCTGCTCTCAAGTTCAATATGACACTTCTCAGGAGGGCGTCGTTCTTCAGCTCGCCTCCTCTCTTGATTCCGTTAGAACGATTGGAGGCAGGGTTCTGTCACAGTTTCTTGTGGGGGCACTGCCTACAAGTGGCACGCTCAGTCTAAGATGATTATTGATTACTACAAGTGGATTGGGTTGCCACATAAATTTGCTGCAGATCCAGATGATGGAGAAGGAGCAGACTGTCTAATTGTTGCTCACAAGGTTCTTCTGGCTAACAATTTCCCTTGCCCGCCCATTTCCTCTGAATGGATCGATCTGGCTGCTTCTCAGAAGTGGGGCGAGCTTGAGAAAGAGTGGTACAAATATATGACTAGGGTTGATGCCCCTCGAAGCTGTGATCTTTCAATGACTCGCAATGAGATCACGGGGTTTGCTATTGGGGTTGTTGTTGACGACGGCGTGCTGTTCGTTCACCATCGCAAGGGAGTCGCCTGGGTTCCTTTATCCTTGGTGAAGACGGACTTCTGGAGAATCCGCAGTGCTGCCTTCTGATCGCTACATCGCCTCGCTTCTTGGCTTTGACGAAGAGCAGTATGAATACTGGAAGGATTATGTGGCAGCCCAGGCGAAGAAAGGGCCGGAGCCTTCTGTTGTTTGTGGAGATCCGGCCTCAATCATTGCGACTGTATCACTTGTAATTACACTCATCGGGGTTGGCTTCCAGATTGTCGGCGCTCTGCTTTCAAGACAAGATGACACTGCCCCTCCAGAATTAAGAGCAAGGCAGAGAACTGGTAACAGCCAGCTATCAATTACTTCTTTTGCGCCCCGTGCAGGATTTGATGCCACGCAGGATGTTGCAGGCATCGGCGCCCCCATTCCTGTTGTTTACGCCAATCGGGAAACGCTCGATGGGCAGTCCTATGGGGGCGTGAGAGTTAATCTTTCGCTTCTGTGGTCTCAGATCTTGAGCCTTGGGGGATCTCAGATGCTTCGAGGTATCTTCATGATCGGGGAGGGCAGTGTTCACTCGATCGACCCCAACGGTTTTGCTATTGGGGACAACAGCCTTGCAAGCTATGACTTGCTTAACAGCTCAGCAAATGAAGCGGCGAGCAGATTAACTGTTTACCATCGCCCCAACGGAGGAAGGATTGTATCAACCGATCGTATTGCTGGGCGCTTGGCGACATCAGATGTTGGCAATGCTCAAAACGATGGGGGCTCGGATGTTTTTCAGCTGAGAAGCGTCGGAAATACTTACGCATCTGATTTCAGCGCATCCTTCAAGCCCTCTACGTCTACAACATTTGGGGTTCATGCGCTTATTGGTAACAACCTTGGCTTTAAGCTAAACCCCAGAGTTCGAGCGCAGGCTGTTGCTCGGCTGAAACCCAAGGGGGATTCTGGCAATTCTGAGGTTGTTTGCGATGTTGACCTAACCGTAAAAGCGGAAAGAGAAAAGTTTAGCGCATACTATTCTTCTCGATCCGGTGTCACCTCTGGCTCTTTTGCGCTTGGGGACACTTTTACTTACACGCTTGACAGAAGTAGCGACTATCAAACCACTTTCTTGGTAGTTGACGGAAGCTCCGACACCTGGACCTCCTCCTCAGAAGTTCGCAGTC